AAACATATTTTCTATAGGGAAAAATAATCCTTTACTTTTTGAATCATTGGCGGTATAGTAGATATTATAACTAATAACTGAGGACTTTATAATGAACGACACATCATCCATCTCCACTAAAGTAGCATCTTGGTTCGTTAATAACCCTGCAGAGCGTGACTGGCTTTTACAAAATAAAGCGCAGAATGACTTTGCCGCTAGTCTGTTTGATTCACTCAATCAGTGGGGTGGTCTCACTGAGAACCAGATGGGTGCTATCCGTAAGAATCTTGCTCGTGTAAATAATAAACCTGTAGCAGTTGAATCTGCCAAGCTAGAAGAGTTCTTTGCTCATGCTAGAGAGTCAGGTTTGAAATGGCCACGAGTCACCCTCCATAATGTTAAGGTTACTATGGCTGGTCCTAACAGCCGTAATCCAGGATCTCTCTACGTTAAGAGGGATGAGGAGTACCTTGGTAAGATTACCTCTGGGGTTTTCTATAAAATCCCTGAGTGCTCCTCTGAGGAAGCCGAAGAAATAGCAGAGTTGCTTGCAGACCCTGAAGCAGTTATGAAAGAATATGGTCTGAAGACTGGTTGCTGCTGTATGTGTTCTCGGGAACTAACTAATCCTATTTCAATAGAGTACGGCATGGGTCCTATTTGCCGTAGTCGTTTCGGTATGGAGGTGTAACATGAATTATTTTTGGGCAGGTTTAGGTTTTTTAACATTCCTGCTAGTCTTAGGACTAGTAGGAAATGAAGACTATGAATATGAGGTCAGGTCTCAAGTAAATTACTGCCAGATGGTTGAAACTGGTATCTGGCCAGATTATAATGACACGTATCAATATTGCGATAAAGCTTATAATGCTCTCGCAGAAATACAAGGAGAATAAAAATGAATACTGGATTTGAAACAATGTCGTCTAAAGAGCTGGTTGCTTTTTATAATAACTTATGTGAAAGACCAGTTAAAAAGTTTCGTGACAAAGCTACAGCTATAAGAAAATGTCAAGAGCTTTCTGATTTTGCCATCACAATTAAACAGAATGGTGAGTCTGCAGAACCTCTTACTTCTAAATTGAAAGAATCATTTAACGGTGACGACCCTGTCAAGCCTCAAGTGCCGACAAGGAGACAGGCTATGAGTTCTTCTCTTCAGTTAGATCGCAGAATCATAGTTTATGATACTAAAGGTTCATCATTAGGAATGTTCCATAATGTTCATCAGCTCTGGAAAGCTTATCCTAAGTGGGTCACTGGTGCTCAGGTTGACAGGCTCACTCGAGTGCTCTACACAGCTGCTAAGGCTGGGGTTAGAGAATCTGTAACCATCAACGAGCGTACATTTGAATTAGCTCAGTCAGGATTAAAGCGTAATGGATAGCGTGTTTAACAAGCTGGCGATAAATAGAGAGGAGGTCAAGTGGGAAAACTACTTGGCCACTCTAACTCCTTGGCAGAATAAAGCTGGGGTGTGGTTCAAGAGAGAAGACTATTTCGCACCGCTCGGTTATAGCGGTCCTAATGGTTCTAAAATGAGACAGCTGATATGGTATGTCAATCGGTTCAAAGAGGGTAAGTCTCACATAGTCACAGGAGCGTCTATTCAGTCTCCTCAGCTGAGCATGAGTGCCATCGTGGGCTCTCATTATGGTCTCAAAAATAGACAGGTCGTTTATAGCAAACCCCATACTGTTCTTACGCATGACAATCCTAGGATCGCTGCAGGGTTCGGTGCGGTATTTGAATATGCGAACGGTCCTTATAATCCTATCATTCAAAAGAGAGTTGCAGATCTGACTCAGCCTACTTCACTTGTCGTAGAATATGGTATCACTGTACCTCACACTAAATATGATGGTGAAACTGTTCAAAAATTTCACGAGGTCGGAGCGCATCAGACTAGTAATATGCCTGATGAAGTTGAGAGACTCATCGTCCCTGCAGGATCTTGTAACTCTTTGACTAGCGTAGTGCTAGGTCTCAGTCGCAACTGCAACAACCTAAAAGAATTATTTACAATCGCCATAGGTCCTGATAAAAGAGACTGGATGGCAAAACGTCTTGAAATTATGGGAGTAAATTATAAAAATTTACCATTCCGGTGGAAGCATTATTCTTTACACGACAACAAATATGCTTCTTACTCTCAAAAATTTACTGGTGAGACGCATGAAGATATAACCTTCCATCCTACGTACGAGGCTAAGATGTGGAGATGGTTAAAAGAAAATAACGAACTTGATTATGATGACAGTACAGGTTTCTGGATAGTCGGTAGTGCTGCTAATAGAAAAGTTATCAGACCATTTTATACGGAGAACCCAGCATGACGACTAAATGGAAAATACTTCAGCAATATGACTTTGAACTTTTGCCAGGAGAGCCTCAGCTGATGCCTGATGGCGACTACAGCTATTATCAATATCTTAATAAGCGTTGGCAGGAGACCGGAAAGAATGTTTTATGTCAGGAGTTTCTTCTAAACGAACATAAAGGAGCTTCGGTTATTCAAGAACCATTCGGAGGATGCGGAGTGTTTTCGGTTGCCTTACAGCATGTAGTTAAACCTCAGCATCATTTTATCGGAGAGTTAGATGATGACTGTGTTAATCAGCTCAAGTATTGCATGGCTGATTATTCTAATGTTGTAGTCTCTAAAGAAGATGCCCACGAAAGACTCGGAGTTATGCCAGCTGATATCTATGTCTGTGACTTCCCATTTTTCACATTGATACAGCACAGTAATGGTAAATGGAGAACTGAGATGGAAAGAATGATATCTCATAAACCTGAAGCTATAATCATTACTGATGGGTCAAGCTGTAGATGGCATTTTACAGTACCTAATTTAATTGCTAGAGGGCATGATGTTTCTAATGATAGAGAGAGTTATGCGACAGTCTTTAGCGATTACTTTGAAGAACAATATGGTTATAGGGTAACTGCCATGGCTTACCATGGTACCTGTTTCTATATTAAAATAGAGCCTACTAACTTAGAATATTCTCCTGTCAGATTTAAAAAGATTGTAGCAGGAGAAGGTTATAAAGGCTTACAACCAGTAAAGGAATAACTATGATAACTGATATAGATTATCGGTTGAGAGAAAACCGAATAAAATACTTCGATGCGCTTTACACTTTAAACTTAAATTATGGCATTATGCCAGGATTAGTTTACCTGTACATGCCTGAACTGGCTAAGCGGTATAACTGGGATACTGAGCAGCGTCTCTGGTATGCTTTCTTGAATGGCATGACCCAAAACCCCATAACATCATTAAGGCTTCTAGAGCAGCTTCCTGAGGTGCCTCCTGCTGGGGCAGCTTTGACTAAGTTCACTAATTGGTTTGATGAAAACTGGGAAACTCTGCAATACGACACTGACCGCAGATATCAAAAGAAAGATACAGTTGAAGCTATCAAGTCTTATGCGAGCCTGTTAGATGGTTTCAACTCTCAAGAGGAAATGCTCACAGGTGATTATCAAACACTGTGGAAGAGGGTCAGAGATGGGTATGATTCTTTTGGCAGATTGTCAGCATTTAGTTACCTGGAATACGTATACTTGAATGGATTCGGTGCAGACTGTGATGACTTATTATTTGAAGATAAATCAGGCAGTAAGTCTCATCGTAATGGTATGATGTTTTTATACGGTGCTGATCAGTACGTCTGGGACAAGCGTATGAAAAATGATTTCACAGGAGATTATCCAGACTTTTCTAAAATATGTGATTGGCTGAACACTGCGGCGAGTTCTTATTTAGATCGTTACTCTCAGTTAAATCCCGAAGTACCTAACGTGGGTAACTTCACTTTTGAAAGTAATCTCTGCACCTTCAAAAATCATTTCTTTGGAAGACGTTATCCAGGAGTCTACGCTGATATGGCATGGTCACGTATTGAATGGGCAGAAGAAAAAGGCTTAGATGTTGAAGAGTTTAAGGACATGAGATCTGAGCTATTACCGACATGGCTTAGAGCCGAGTGTTCTAATAATAAGGTTGACATTAATAAGCATGCGGCTATATTTGCAAACACAGGTACACCATTCCGAGGGGAGCATTTTTTACATGGCTAATATAATATTGAGATTATCAGGAACATTCGGCAGTGGTAAGACGACTGCTGTCAGAAGGTTTATAAATGATTACCCACACTCAATCTTGAAAAAAGATGATAAGATTATGGGTTACGGTGTCGATTGTAAAGTAGTCGGTATAAACAATCCTATTTACATTATCGGTAAATATGATAATGTTTGTGGGGGGACTGATAGTATGCCCACTCAGCTCGCGATTGCTGAAAGAATATTAGAGGCTCATAAATATGGGCATGTGCTTTACGAGGGTGCTTTAGTTTCTGCTTCAGGTCTGGGCGGTAAAGTTACTCAAATGACTGAGGAAACAGGATGCACTGTTTATGCATTCTTAGACACTCCTCAAGATAAATGCATAGACAGGGTTATCGGGCGACGCAAAGAAGCAGGTAATGAAAAAGAGTTCAACCCGAAAAATCTAATTGACAAGTTTAAGAGTGTTTCAAACTGCCGTAAGAATTTAACTGATGCCGATTTAAGAGTAGTCGACATAAGTCACATTGACACTCATCCCCCATTACTCAAAATAATAAAGGACTTTGAAAATGATCGATAGTAATCCGTATAACATGCCTGATAAAGATACTGTTATATCAACGAACGCATTACTTTATTTTGTGTGGGAGCGAGAGGCTATGCGCATCGCTAAAGAAAATAGATTTAACGGTGCATTGACTCTTGATCCTATTTTAAGTAAATATAAGTTCACTAATATTAGAAGGAAGGATGATCGAGTTAGTGAATGGATCATTAAGAATGTGATATATCTTTACCCTACTGAAAATTACAGGCAGGATTTATGGTTCGTTTTATTGATATGTCGTTTGATTAATTGGCCACCGACCCTGCAGCATTTGATCGATGAAGGGATATTACTCCAAGCTGCAGGAGATTTTGACACTGGTAAATTTTCTAAGTCTATTGAAGAATTTAGAGAAAGTTTAAATGGCAAGAAAGTTTACTCCGGAGCTTACATGGTCTACCCCACTAAAAAAGATGTAGGGTCAGTCAAGTCTTTATCTTTAGCGAGGTATATTATTGAACCTACACTTGACATAGGAGATGATATTGATGGCTCTTTCTTTGAGCATAATTCAATAGCTGACTTTGTAAGAGTGCTTTCCGGCTGTTTTGGTATAAGCACATTTATAGCTGGGCAAGTAGCAGCTGATTTAACTTATGGCGACGCTGTATTATCCAAGGCTAGTGATCTTTATAGCTACGCACCTATCGGTCCTGGCAGTAGTAAAGGTTTGAATTACCTGCTAGGCAGAGGTCCTTATGCTTCTTGGTCACAGGATGATTTCAATAGCGAGCTTATGAGTATTAATGAAAATATCAAGTCTAATTTAGAGATCACTGACCTCACCTTACATGACGTTCAAAATGTTATGTGTGAGTACAGTAAATATACCAGGACTGTTTTAGGTGAGGGAAAACCTAAGACTATGTATCGACCAGAGATGGAGTTTTAAGATGGAATTAATAGTTGATAATGTAAACGAGGCATTTTCAGAAATTTTCTGGAAGTTTAAAGTTCTTAACTTGAAACCTCAAAAGACTCGTAATGGCCCTGCACTGGTTTATCCTGAGATAGTAACTACGACTTATCGTCATCCCGAGGAGAGAGTTCTGTTTGATCCGCAAAGAGACGCTAACCCTATTTTTCATCTTATGGAATCGATCTGGATGATAGCAGGTCGGAAAGATGTAAGGTTTGTCAAACAGTTTAATAAAAATATGGAAAATTTTTCTGATAATAAAGTAGATTTCAACGCTGCATACGGATGGCGATGGAGGCAGCATTTCGGTCATGATCAATTGCTTGATGTGATTGAATTATTAAGGAAAGATCCTGATACTCGCCAAGCTGTTGTGCAGATGTGGGATTCACATGATTTATATAAAAAGACCTTGGATAAAGCTTGTAATACTCAGATAGTGTTCCAGGTGATTGATAATAAGCTGACGATGACAGTGTTCAACAGGTCAAATGATCTTTGGTGGGGGGCTTACGGGGCTAACGCAGTTCACTTCAGTTTCCTGCAAGAGTTTGTTGCGAGGTCATTGGCTTTAGAAGTAGGTCGGTATAATCAAATCTCGGTTAACTTTCATTTATATACTGAGCTTTACAACATAGGAAACTTTTTACAGTCTCCTCCGAGTAAAGACCATGACGCATATAATGCAGGCTCAGTAAGTGCTTACCCAATAATGGACAATATGAATATGAATGCTTTTTTAGAAGATTGTGAAAAGTTTTGCACTTTTCAAAATGTGACGAGTAATTATAAACATTCATTCTTCAAAGAGGTGGCCGCACCCATGGCTCAAATTTATAAAGAGCGCAAAGAAAAAGTAAGCGATGGCATGCATATAGTTGACGATATAGCTGCTACTGACTGGAGATTAGCCACTCGTAATTGGTTAGAGAGGCGAGTAAAATAACACTTGCCTTTTGTAGTAAAATAAACGATAGTATATTCCATAACTTATAAAGGAGAACTAAATGGAAAAGACACTTCAATTTATTATTGACGGATCTGCAGTTAAAAGATTTCATACCGTCACTACCATCACTCAAGACACTGTTGGTCATCACTCACATAATGTTGCGATGCTGTGCCTATTAATGGATATCACCGCCAGTAAAGCATTAATGATGGCAGCTTTATTCCATGATCTCAGCGAACATATAACCGGAGACATACCCAGTCCTGCTAAAAGAGAGTATGGGATACTTTCTCAAGTAAGTGACTTAGAGGAGAGTCTTATGCGTGAAGCAGGTGTGGCGTTCCCCAGTCTAAACGAAAAAGATAAAAGAACACTCAAGTTAGCTGACATTGCTTCCGGAGCTATTTTCTGTGCTACTGAGGTCAACCTAGGGAATATCAAACTTAAAAAGATCTTTGACACTTACATGTCTTATGCTCGGCAAATGGTTCTTAAAGGTCGCGAGAGATTGTTATTTGATGTTATTGAGGAGATGATTAATGACAAGTAAAGTGAATAAGACTCAGATCGGTGGTGATCATTATAAGTCTACATCTGGTGGTGAGGAGCACTGGGACAGGGTGTCTAGGCTCGGTCTTAACTATTTCCAGGCGTGCGCTACTAAGTATATTGAGCGGTGTTACCTCAAAGCTAAGCATCCATTCTACACTGTTCAAGATCTCAATAAGGCTAAGCATTTTATTGATAAGTTGATTGAGATTGAGGAGGCTAAGCATCAAGATGAAGAGGCATCTGGTGCTTACGTCAATCAAGACCCAGACGTTTATAAAGGTGATCTACGTTTCAAACAGTTTGATGGCGATTATAAGGATCCTTACGACAAATGAGTACGTGGGTATTTGACACCGAGACGTTACCGAACCGCACCCTGCTCAGTGCTAAGTGCATTGAGACAGGGGAGTGGTTTGATATATGGCGTCATGAACAGGATGCGGTGGAAAAACTGCGTTATTTTATAGCAGAAGGTAATAAAACTTTTGTTGGATTTAACTCTATTTATTTTGATGATGTCATTGTTTCAGCATTTTGTGCGGGCAGGTCAGAGTTAGAAATAAAAAGAATAGCAGATGATTTGATCGTCAATAGAACACCATACTGGGAGGCTTATAAGAAATTTCATTTACGTAAACATTTAAAAGACCATATAGATCTTATTGAGGTCGCCCCATCTTTCGTGGGACTCAAGGCATATGGTGCAAGGATGCACATGCCTACTTTGCAAGACATGCCCCTAGCTCATGGCACCATGGTGAAACCTTATCAGGAACAGCAGATACTAGATTATTGTCATAATGATGTTGACACTACTGAAAGATTATTAAGCATGTTAGAGTCTGAGATAATGTTGAGAGTTGAGATGAGTCGTAGGTATGGTGTTGACCTGCGGAGTAAGTCAGACTCTCAAATGGCAGAACAGGCTTACATTAAAAGCATGGGTTTGAAAAAGAGAGAAAATACTGTACCCAAAACCATCAAGTATATGCCTCCTGCTTTCCTCAGTTTTGAGAGTGATGCGCTCAAAGAGCTGTTGGAAAAAATAACCTCACATGTGTTCTTTATGAATCAAAAGACTGGTCATGTCATATTGCCCGAGTTCCTGGGTAAAGAGATCGTATCTCATGGAGTGGGTAGATATCAACTCGGAGTAGGTGGCATACACTCAGTTCATGACAAAAAAGTATGTTACATAGCTGACGGCAAAATAATGGGTGAGATAGATGCAGCTTCTTTTTATCCCTCAATCATTATTAAATGTGGTTTTACTCCGCAGTCTTTGGGTTCAGATTTTACAGCAGAATATCAAAAGATTTATACTGAGAGATTAGCAGCGAAAGCTAGCGGTGATAAGACTACCAGTGAGACTCTTAAAATTAGTTTGAACGGTACATTCGGTAAATTAGCGAGTCGCTACAGCGTACTGTATTCTCCAGACTTGATGCTGGCTGTCACTCTAACTGGTCAGCTGACACTGTTAATGTTAATAGAAAGGTTAGAAAAGTTAGGAGTTGAAACTTTAAGCGCAAACACTGACGGCATAGCTGTGAGATACGATCAGCATAGAGCCGACGAAGTAGATCAAGTCATAGCAGAGTTTAGTGAGCTCTCTAAATTTGAGTTTGAGTTTACACCATACCGAGCATTAGCGATGAAAGACGTTAATAATTACATAGCAGTTAAGCCTGACAGGAGCCTCAAAGTAAAAGGTATTTATGCTCCTCTTAGCCTACGTAAGAACCCCACTGCTCAGGTATGCTCAGACGCTGTAGGAGCGTGGTTAGCCCATGGAGTACCCTTGGGTGAGACTATTTACGCAGCTCCTTTTAAGGACTTTATAAGCGCGAGAAACGTGACTGGTGGGGGTAAACAGGAAGGTAAATATCTAGGTAAGGTTGTCAGGTGGTACCAAAGTACGAAATCAGTAGAGCCTATTCGGTATTATAAAAACGATAATAAAGTACCAAAGAGCGATGGGGCAAGAGCATGTATGACCGTAGAAAATTTTGAAACGCACCCTAGTGACTTAGATTACGACTGGTATTATAAGGAAGCTATAAAAATAGCAGTGGCCGTAGGTGCGTCCACATATTTAACTAACTATGAGTTGGCGTTGATAGCTCCTGCTCCAAAAAAGAGGAAGAAAAATGCAGCATAATATGAAAACAGTTTACGTAGTTCAAGCAGATAGTAAGAAAGATTTATCAGATGCAAAAAGATATGGTCATTTATTGGCTGTGTTTGGAAATCCTCGCAAGCCTTATGATACTGCTGAAATGATAAGTAAAGCACGACGAGTACTCAGTGAGTGGCAAGAAGGAGACTTCTTACTCATGCTAGGTGATCCCACGCTCTGTGGGGTATGCATGGCAGTAGCTTCTGAATACACTGACTGTATAGATATTCTCAGCTGGGATCGCAATACGTTCTGTTATATCCCGCAGCAGTGGGACTTTGAAACAAACCAACTTAGCCTTGGCCTAGATGTCAACGGTGCACCAGTTTAACCACGGCAGTGGACAACTGCCTTAATCCAAAGAAGGAGATCAAAATGTCAAAAGAGAAGAACTGGCAAGACAGCTTACGCAAAGGTAAGCAAAAAATACCACCTCGTATTTGTATTTACGGGAGCCATGGTATCGGCAAATCAACCCTCGCTTCAGAGTTTCCTAAGCCTATTTTCATCAGTACTGAAGATGGTTTAGACTCTCTAGATGTCGTGAGTTTCCCCAAAGCTACAAGCGTCATGGACGTAGTAGAATCAATCCGCACTCTGCTCAAAGAAGAGCATGAGTTCAAGACTGTAGTCGTTGATACTGTCGACTGGTTGATTGAGCCGCTAATTCAAAGCAGTGTGGAGTCTGCTCACGATGCCAAAGAATTAGCGTACGGTAAAGGGCAAATGATGGTAGCTGAAGAGTTTAGAGAGATACTTCAGGGATTAGATCATTTACGTCATAAAAAGAACATGAACGTAGTATTAGTCGCTCATGCTTCAGTGACTAAATTTGAAGACCCTCGTACAGAGCCGTATGATCGGTACCAACCCAAGCTACCTAATCGCTGTAATGCTTTACTGCAGGAATGGACTGACGTCCTCGCTTTTTGTGCATTCAAAGTATTAATACGCAAGAGTGATGCTGGGTTTAACAATACTAAAAATAGAGGCGTAACGACTGGAGAACGATTGTTACACTTTATTGAAAACCCAGCTTACATGGCAAAGAATCGTTATCGCTGTCCTGAGGAAATTGAGATGTCGATAGAAAACCTAACTAAAATAGTTCCAATAGCGCAATAAGGAGAATTAACATGGCTAAATTTGGATTTGATCTAGACGAAGTAGAAGTAGATGCTCAACAGGACTATCGTCCATTCCCTAAAGGTAACTACAAGCTGCAAGCTGTAGAGGCAGAGGAGAAGGAAACAGCTAAACGAAATGGTACATATATTAAAGTGAAATTTGAGGTAGTAAGTGGCGAACATACTGGGCGGCTACTCTGGGAAAACTTTAATGTGAATAATCCGTCAGAGGTCGCCCAACGTATCGGGAGGCAGCAACTGGTGGCTTGGGCTACAGCATGTAACAAACCTGACGCAACTGACACTGATGTGTTGATTGGTAAAACATTTGAAGCGTCAGTTGATATTGAGAAAGGCACTGGCGGTTACGAAGACAGCAATAAGATTAAAGGTTATCTCCGGAGTGATGCCTACGACAATATTGCTAAAGTACCTAAGGCAGCTCCTGTTGAGAAGGAAGAGCCTAAAGCTGAGGTGAAAAAAGATACACCATCTAACCCTTGGGACTAGTATGCAGTGGAGAGAGTCGCAAGGCTCTCTCCTTTTATAAAGGAAAGCGATATGCCATCAATACCAGATACCTCAGGATTAGAGATTATTGATAAGATCTATGAAGGTTATGTCAGAGAAGATAATAATGATAAGTTATATCTTGGCAGGCTAGGCTCTTCTTCAATAGGTAATGAATGCATCAGAGAGATTTGGTTTAGTTGGAGAGCATTCGACAGGGAAGAGTTTGAAGGCAGAGTTCTGAGGTTGTTTGGTACTGGTCACTGGCAGGAAGACCGAGTGGTTGAGGATTTACGCAGAGCTGGCTTCAGCGTCTGGGAAAAAAGAGATGACGGTAAGCAGTATGAATGTGTTGACGATACTGGGCATTTTATAACCAAACTTGACGGTATCATTAAAGGAGTGCCTAAGAGAGATGGTGCTCACATATTAGAAATAAAGACTCATAATAAAGCCAGTTACAATGCTCTATATAAACATGGTGTGCAAAAAAGTAAACCTGCACATTATGCTCAGGTTCAAATCACTATGAAGCTCCAGGGACTCTCTTCATGCGTCTACTTGGCAGTGTGTAAAGATGATGAAAAGATGTACTGTGAGATCATAGAAGCTGATCAGGTAGAGCAGGATAAAATACTCAAAAGAATAAAATCATTAACAGAAGCCACTATGAGACCTGCAGGTATCAGTGACGATGCAGGTAGTTTTGGGTGTAAGTTCTGTACTTATAAAGAGGTGTGTGTTAGAACTAAAGAGCCGCTACGTAACTGTAGGACATGTGTAATGGCGCAACCTACAGTTGATGGTCAATGGCTCTGCAACTTAAATAACCACACTCTGTCTTTTGATGATCAGAGAGCAGCTTGTGAAGAGTACGAGGCATTATGAAAGTAAAAATAAATATAGAAATAGAGATTGGGGATTACGAGGCTGAAGAAGTTATGGACTCTGTGATAGAAATCATTGAAGGTATAAAGGAGTTTAGAGATGATAACGATAGGGATTGACCCAGGAATATACGGAGCAGTTGCTTTTTTGGAAAATGGCAAGTATAAACATGTAGAAGATATGCCAGTGATTCAAAAAGGATCGGGTTCTGTTAAAAATGAAGTTAATCCTAGTGCTCTAGTTACTATATTGAGAGAGTATGCACCAGCTGATGAAGGCATATTAGTTGCTTTGGAAAGGGTAAACGCAATGCCAGGACAAGGAGTGTCTTCAGTTTTTAGTTTAGGTGATAGTTTTGGAGCAGCAAGAGCATGTGTAGCTGCCTGTAGATTTGAAATGGAATACGTTACTCCTAGAGCTTGGAAGAAACATTTCAATTTGACATCAGATAAAGAGATGTGTAGAGCACATGCTGTTAAAATGTTTCCTGATGCTGAGTTGCATTTAAAGAAGCACATAGATAGGGCTGAAGCACTTTTAATGGCAAGATGGGTTTATGAGAATAAATATTGAAATTAGAAGAAAGACGTAACAAGTATATAGTTTACAATGATGAGGGATGGATATTAGTTATCACCTCTGATAAAAGAGTGGCTAATCATTTCATGGCAAAAGGAGATAAATATGACAGAAGGAAAAACAAGACACGGAGGTCCGTACGATCGAGGGACATGCGATAGTTATTATCGTAGAGGTCACACACCTCATTACTTTACAGGTGAGACTGGTTTTAGTGATCGGATTGAAATGAAAGACATGTCTGAACAGCAAATAAAAGAGTACACTGAAGGTTATGAAAATAACGAAGAAAGAGGTGATTTTAAAGACTGGGGAGAAGATAGAGAGTATGATGACAACCATGAAGATGATTATTAAAAAATAAAACTTGCTTTTTTACGGAAATAAAACTATAGTGTTCGGATAACTGATAACTCGGAGGATAGAAATGAAATTACGAGCTTACCAAAACGAAGCGGTATCAGCTGCATATGATGCGCTTTCATTAAAAAAGAACCCAGTGTTGCAACTCGCAACTGGTACTGGTAAATCCCTTATTATTGCGGAACTCGCTAAGTTATACAAGGCTGAAGGTAAACGAGTCTGGATTCTTACGCACGTTCAGCAACTGGTAAAACAGAACGCAGCTACTTATTTGAAGTATACTGGTGAGAGAGCTGGTGTGGTCTGCGCTGGGTTAAACCGCAAAGACACCAATGAATCTATCATATTCGGCACTATTCAAAGCATGAATGGTGTCTTGAGTGAGATGGAAGACCCAGACCTCATCATTATTGATGAAGCGCATAGAGTCCCTCATAACCATGGTGAGCCGACTCTTTACGAAAGCATCTTGCGTCGGTTTAGTTCTGCATTACGCGTTGCTATGACTGCCACCCCATGGCGTATGGATAATGGTATCATTTACGGCAGCGGTAAAGAATTCTTCTTTGACACCTTAGCTTATAATTACACTGTGACTAAAGCAGTTGAGGATAAATGGCTCTGCCCTCTTGTGGGTGTTGAGACTAACATTCAGCTTGATGTTGATAACGTTTCTGTCAGTGGAGACTTCGTGCAGAAAGAAGTCGCAGAAGCTCAGACCTACGACTGGTTACAGTCTGTCGTCAACTCTTTAGAGAAGCTCGCCTATAACCGGAACTACCTCGCAGTTTACTGCCCTACAGTTAAAGCTGCCACATGGACTAATCGTCTCATCAATAATACCACCAGACGCAAGTCTGCGTTACTCACAGGTAACATGACTCAGGAAGAGCGCGAGAAAGTTCTCAGCGATCTTGCTTCTGGTGAAATATCTGTAATATGCTCAGTTGATATGATAACAACTGGGTTCGACTTCCCTGCCTTGGATTGCATAGTATGCCTGAGACCTACACTTTCCTCCAGTCTGTGGGTTCAAATCCAGGGCAGGGGAACCAGACTTCATGAAAGTAAGAACAACTGTCTGGTTCTAGATTATGCTGGTAACCTTATCCGTCTGGGTGGGGTTGACATGTACGAGACGTTCTATAAACAGAATGGCGAGAAGGTAGACGCCACAGAACCTCAAAGACCATACGAGAAAAAGCCTAGGACGCTATATCCAGGACTAACTACTATACTTCCTATTGACCCTATGACGGGTACGGTTGCAGGTAACTCCTCGGAGTTAGAAGTCCCTGTGCATAAAGTTAACGCTGTCGTTATGCGCACTCGTAACAGCTCACAGCCGATGTTGATGGTGACTTACACGTGCTCCACTCCCGAGAACGCTCGTATAAACGCGACAATGTTTATAAATACGTCATCACCTAAGGATAAAGACCATGAGTTCTTCCGTAGACGTAGGATGGCGGTCAGTTTACCTATGCCAGCTAACCGAGTTTCATATCTAATTAAGAATGCTCAACTCCCGAAAACTGTTAAAGTTAAAAAGAATGGCAAGTATTGGAATGTCATTACTGAAAATTTTAACAGTCTGCGGGGAGCAGCATAAATGGCAAAGACTCCTAAGCACATATGGGCTGTTGAAGATGAGCCAAGCACCTTAGATTTCGCTCTGGCTTATGCTAAACTCGGGTGGTATGTGCTACCTGTCTGGTCTGTTGATAATAATGGTGATTGTCGTTGCGGTAGACCTAACAATGAATCAGGTCACAAGCCAGGAAAGCATCCTCAATCTACATTGACACCGCATGGTCATCATGACGCCACTATAAATGAGGAGACCATAAAAGATTGGTGGTCTACTGATCCCAACGCAGGGATTGGTGTTAGCCTTGCACACTCAGGTCTTATTGCGCTTGACATTGACCCTCAGAATGACGGACAGGAGTCTCTCGCACGTTTAGAGGCTGAGCACGGTGTTTTACACTCCGAATGTGTAGCTAAGACTCAAGGAGGTGGAGAGCACCGTCTATTTAAAGCTGACAGTGACATGTCTTACCCTGGAACTCTTGATAAAGGCTTAGACCTCAAGCATCATGGTTATATATGCGTTGCACCTACTCTGGGTGTGAGCGGTGATTATAAATGGAAGGTAGGTAGCTCTCCCCTGAGTAAGTCTAACCCTGTTAAGCCTTCCCAACTACCTGACTTGATTAAAAGTAAAGCGAGAGCTCCTGCTACTTACTCTCTGACTGAGGAAAACGGCACACCCATTGCCACTGCTCAAACGTTTGATGACTTGCGTGATGCTCTCAAGTATGTTGATGCTGATGATTATACGACTTGGGTTAACGTCGGTACAGCATTGAAGCCATACGGAGAGAACGGTTATAAGGTCTGGACTGAGTGGAGTTCAAGTTCTGACAAATTTGATGCGGCTAACCAGCGTAGGAAGTGGGAGCGAGACATTGACAATCCTCATTCAATCACTTACCGCAGCATATTCAAGATGGCTATTGATAATGGCTGGGTAGGAAAGTACAGCAAGGAAGCTGAGGTAATACTTGAAGGGGATCATCCGTTAGCTTTAGAAGCCTCGTCGCATTCTGGTGCGCATGAGGTTACAGTCTTTGAGTATATCTTTGATGACTTCATGTCTACGGGTGTTAATGTGGTAGCTGGTGCTCCAGGAGTAGGTAAGACTACTTTAATAATACCTATGGCTTTGGCTACTGCTCATCTTTGCCCTGTTGAGTTTGAACTGAGACCGCTCGTCAGGCGTAATGTAATAATTATAACTGAATCTGTAGTACAAGTGCAGAGGGTGATATACTCTCTGTGTAATTGGGGCATGACTGGTATGCGACCTGAAGACTTCGAGCAGAGGGTTAAGGTTATTCAAGCGCAGAGGTTAGACCCTAAAATAGTTGCGCAAGTAGCGGAACAGTATAAAAAATGGACGGTACCTAATGAAAAAGCTAATGGCGAAACTTATAACGCTCTACCACTCGTTGTGTTTGACACTGCAAACGCAGTATTTGATCTTGAAAACGAAAATGATAATGCTCAAGTCGGACGTGCTATGGCTCATATCAAACAGTCTTTCTTGGGTTTTCCGGTTATCATCGTCAGCCACACCGCAAAAGTTCTGGGATCGGGTGAGTCTGACTATCTCTCTCCTAGAGGAGCGTCTGCTTGGACGGGAGACGCCCATGGGGTTTATACAGTATTTAAAGACGGGGAGGACGCTCATGCGCCTCGCATTCTTAAGGCTACTAAGGTTCGTTTTCCTACGACCTTTCCAGAGCTTACGTTCGATGTGGTCACGAATAAAGAAGAACACAAAAACGTCTTAGGGTACGATGCAGACATCTGGTTCATGCACTCGGTTGCTCGGGTGCTCCAAGCTGGCGAACGTGCACAACTTAAAGAAGAGATTAAAGACGCTAAAGAGTCGGAACAGTGGGAGCGCATCTGCGATGACCTCGTCACTCTCATCAAGTGTGATCCTGGTAAGAGTCGTAGCTACTACGAGCGTAAGAGCATGGCTGATGGTGGGGTTAAAGCTAGTCAAGAACGTAAGGAACGAGCCATTGATAACCTGATCAGCTCAGGTAGGATTGAGAAGGTGATGCTTGATAAACCTGTCGGTAGAGCTAACCACTATTTACAGGTTGATTTGGGTGTGGAAGAGTCAGTTGAAAGAGGTAAATATGCGGTGTAAAGTGATTGATCGTTCGGGTAATCGTTCAAACCATCGTGCCGACCGAACGATTACCGCTCGAGGGACGGAGGAGAGGGCATTTCTGCCTCTCTCCGTAGTCGGTCAGACGGTTCTCAGGTTGATCGTTCGTTCGGTTGCACTCTCTAATAGAACGAACGATTACTTTCCTGTTTACTTTTTGAATGAATGGAAGTATAGTGAGTTGCAAACTAGAAGTAGGGGAGTCTTTAATGTCTGAAGACGATAAGAAGAAAGAACCTAAGGTCGTTAAGATACGTCCTGGAGCTAGGAAGCATGACCGTCAAGCTGTCATGAGTGCTCTTCTCCCTCTACTTCAAGACGGTATGAGTCTGACTGCTGCTTGTGGCATGGTTCCCGAGGCTCCGACTTCTAGTCAGATTCTGGACTGGATTTCCACTGAGCCAGCCTTAGCCGAGCAGTACGCGCTCGCGCGTGAAGCTGGATACAGAATGATAGCTGATGAAATACTTTCAATCAGTGATGAAAACTACACAATAGTTGAAGAGGATGTAGTTGACGAAGCTGGCGTCCCTGTCGTTGACGGAGACGGGATGAGGCTGCAAAGGCGAGTAAAGGTTCCGCTGTCAAGTGAAGCCATTCAGCGTAACCGACTGCGCATTGATAGCCGCAAGTGGATGCTTAGTAAGATGCTGCCCAAGGTGTACGGGGACAAGCTGCACACTGAGCACACAGGGCAGGACGGAGGTCCGATACAGTTAGCGGCAGTAGACTTGAAATCCCTGAGCGACGATGAAATTGAGAGCATGACTAAAATGATGAAGAAGATTGAGGACTCTCAATGAATCAGATGTCTGCCTCTGCTTCCACTACTTCCCCAGCTGTCATGCTGGACCTCTTGAAGGAGGAGAAAGAAAGACGCAATGCTGCGGCGTCTCTCTACGAGTTCGTTAGGCAGTCCTGGCACGTCGTAGAGCCTGGAGTGCCCTTCATTGGTGGCTGGCACATAGAGCAAATCTGTGAGCACCTTGAAGCGTGTTCTGAAGGGGATCTGAGGAAGCTGCTAATCAACATACCACCACGCCATTCCAAATCTACGATCGTTTCCGTCATGTGGCCTATGTGGGAATGGCTAACAGATCCAGCTCAAAAGTTTTTGTGCGCCAGTTACTCCGGCAACCTAAGCATTCGTGACAACCTAAAAGCCAGACGACTGATACAGTCCCCTTGGTATCAGGATAGGTGGGGTCACATGTTTAGGCTTGCCGGAGACCAAAACGCTAAACAGAGATATGAGAATGATAAAACAGGATATCGCCTAGCAACATCGGTAGGCGGTACTGCGACAGGTGAGGGTGGTTCAAGGTTATTACTTGACGACCCACATTCTGCACAGGAAGCTCAATCAGATGCTATCCGTGAATCAGCTCTTGAATGGTTTGACGTTGTTTGGTCTACTCGTTTGAATGATCCCAAGGCTGATGTGATGGTCACTATTATGCAGCGTTTGCACGAGAGAGACATAAGTGGCCATATACTAGAGGACATTGGAGGGTGGGAGCACCTAATGATACCCGCAGAATGGGATGGTGTTAGGAGAAAAACTAGTGTGGGTCCATATGATCCAAGACAGAAAAAAGGCGAACTCATATGTCCCGATAGATTCGGAGAAGATGAAATAGCTGATTTGAAAAAATTACTGGGTGCTTACGGTTCAGCTGGTCAGTTACAACAGGAGCCCACTCCGTCGGAGGGTGGAATATTAAAGACTCAGTATTTTGAACTTTGGCCACACAACACAGGTCTGCCACCGTTCGAGTACATCTTGCAGAGTTATGACTGTGCGTTTACAGAAAAGTCAACAGGTGACCCTACTGCATGTACAGTGTGGGCAGTGTTCACTCATGAAGGAGCACGCCATGTCATGTTAATAGATGCATGGGATGAACACTTAGCATACCCTGACCTTAGAGCGAAAGCGATAAAACAGTGGGGGACTGAGTATGGCGGTATGAGTAAGGACTCTCCGTTCAGCAGGAAGAAACGTCCCGACCGGATTCTCGTCGAGGCGAAGGCGAGTGGCCAATCTCTTTTGCAAGACTTACGTCTTGCTAAGGTTCCCGCCATACCGTATAACCCAGGAAATGCCGACAAGGTAAGTCGTGCTCATCAAGCAGCTCCTACTCTTGAATTAGGTTTGGTGTGGATACCAGAGTCTAAGAAAACTCCAGGGCACGCTGTTTCATGGGCGCAGCCATTCTTAAAAGAGCTCTCTAAATTCCCAGTGGGCGCACATGACGATTACGTAGACACATTCACACAAGCTATAATTTATTTAAAAAATGACGGTTTCTTTGATCTACCTCAGGCTCGCGACATGGACGAACCTCAGCTCAGGCTGGTAGAAAATGTAAACCCTTATGCGGTATAAAGGAATGTACAATGGAAACAGAACTTAGTTCCATGTTAATTTGGAATGTCATACTCACTTTAATCATAGCGCCAGCACTATGGACATTCCGCTCAATGATGAGTGAATTAAAAAGAATAGACATACTATTAAATCGCACGCGAGAAGATTACGTAACCCGCAAAGAAATGCGCGACGATATGAAAAGCGTATTAGATGCACTACATCGAGTTGAAGACAAGTTAGACCGCGTCTTGAGCAAGGGGAGCTAATATGGCAAAAGAAGATATGGTGATAAACCCCATTACGGGTGAAATAGATTTAGATTTACATAGAATAGTAAAAGGTTTTTCTAAGGGTGGTCAATCATTAAAAGATTCTTTGGAACTAGACACACCGCGTAGAACACCTAGCCATCCTACAAGCTCCCATGTCGTAAAGACAAAAGTGGATGGCAAAGATAAAATGATCAGGTTCGGAGAGCAAGGAGCGAAGACCAACCAGAACCCTAAACAGCGAAAAGCTTTTAAAGACCGCCACGCGAAAAATATCGCTAAAGGTAAGTCGTCTGCAGCTTATTGGGCAGACAAGGTGAAATGGAAAGCAGCCGAGGGTGGAGCGGTTGAAACCGGAGGACCCGTAGACCTAGCTCGTAATGTTATAGGTCAAGGTTTATTATTAGGCTGGGGCGACGAAGCTGAAGCATGGGTTAGATCTAAATTAGGCGAGGGTACTTACGAAGAAGCAGTAGCAGAAATAAGAGCAGGTAACAAAGCTTACTCCGAAGACAGTCCTTACGCTTCACTTGCAGGAGAAATAGTAGGAGGATTGATACCCACCGCAGCAGCGTTGGTGGCGACTCCTTTTACTGGCGGTGCTTCAACAGCTGCAGCGAGCGGTAATCTTGCCCGACTCGCTAGCATAGGAGCGCGAAGACTAGGACCTCTAGGAACAGCTGGTGTTGTAGGAGCAACCGAAGGAGCCATCGCTGGCGCAGGTATGGCAGAAGAAGGAAGCAGATTAAAAGGTGCTGGAACTGGGGCAGTTATAGGAGGCACGCTAGGAACTGGGTTACAGAAAGGCTCAGAACTTGCAATTAATGCTATAAACAAAAGAGCTTTAAATAAAGCAGCGTCTCAAGTTCCTGATGATTCAGCTTATGATGCGCTAAGGCAGAAGTATCTCGACCAAGGTATGATAGTACAAGCGGTGCGAGAACCAGGAGACCAGATATTAGACACTGCTCCAGTAGATGAGGCACTTGCCAACTTAAGATCTCCTGTATTCAGCAATGTGGTAGGAACTGAAGGTGCAGAAGCATTAGACAACTGGATGAACACTAAGCTTCGTAAATTCATATTAAATGAAATGGGTTCAAAGAATGATAGTGTCAGGCTTGCCGCAGATGAAGGATTTACATTAGGACCAGGAGACTATGAAAAGCTAGCTGACGATGCTATCAGTGAAAATACTCAAACTGCGGGCACGTATTTAAATCGTTATAATATGTTTATGGATGATGATTTCATTAGCTTAGGAGACGGTACTCCAATGCGTGAATCTGCGATGGGTAAACAAATCATAAAGTTGGTAGAAGAAAACCCATGGTTGAGTAAAGTTCCTCCTGAAACAGTTATAAGAGATGTAGATGAATACGCATTAACTAATAATTTAAATTTTCAACATATGATAGATGAAATTCAAAACGCTATGGATCCCAACACCACTTTACCAAGGCAGCTACAGATATCGCCTAAAGATTTGAAGAAAATATCCATGCGGCAGATGGTAGAAAAAATAAGTAAGATTAATGACTGGAGAATGAAAGAAGCTGACAAGGTTGGTAAAAAAGAATTACTGGATAATATTGCCAATACTGACACAGTTATAGATCTACCTGATTTTGATTTAAGTTTTGTTGATAAGAAAGGTGGCGGCTGGGTGCAGATGCCTGATGCGGCGAGTGATTCAGGAGGCAAAGTTTGTACAATTATAGGTAAGTCTGGCGGATGGTGCACCCAAGGGTCTGAAATGGCTGAGAGCTACGGATCCGGAAGTAGTAGGCTGTATGCGTTGCTTGATGGTGAAGGTCGTCCTCACATACAGCTGAATTTAACGATTGACGATAGCGTAGATGGAGGTTCATTAGTTCTCGGAGAAGTTAAACCTATAGGTAATAGTTTCTTTTCTGAGAAAAATCAAAACTACATGTCAAAAGACCCTGAATATAGAACTAAATTGGGTAGCGCATTAAAAACTTTTTTGAATGAAAATCAAAATGACATATCTACAGACCGCATTATGATGGGAGGAAATCGAGATATATTAGATTTTGGTATATTTGATATGAAAAACAATGATCATGTTCAAGCTAAATTAAAAGATATATTTTCAGAAGAATATGATAATGGTATGGGCTATGTAATTGATAATAGCTTTCAATCGATGCTTGCAGGAAGTCAAGCTGACGGTATTAAAATACCTCGGTTTTTAACCAGAAGCGAATTCCTTGAATTAATGGATCCTTACACCATAGTTAGTGACTCAGGATATGCCAAAGGTGGAGCAGTTTATAATCCTAATCTAATTAAGAAGAATGCAGTACAACTATTAATGGAGGCTAACAATGGCTGAAGAAGAAATAGAAGTAGTCAAGGAAGAAATGACTATGATTGAGCTACCCGAGGAGTCTCTTGAAGTTGAAGATACTGCAGACGGTGGAGCTATGATAAAAATGGAGTCTATTACCGTAAAAGAAGGTAATGAGCACTTCGCCAATATTGTAGAGGATGTTGACCAAGGTAAGCTTAAAAAAGCTATAAACGACCTGTTAACTAAAATCAATCGTGATAAAGAAGCTCGCCAAAAAAGAGACAAGCAATACGAAGAAGGGTTGCGTCGTACAGGATTAGGTGATGACGCTCCAGGAGGTGCTCAGTTTAGCGGTGCTAATAAAGTTGTACATCCTATGTTAGTGGAAGCTTGCGTTGATTTTTCTGCTAGATTTATCAAAGAAATATTTCCTCCTACGGGACCTGTCAAAAGTAAGGTGATAGGCGAGCAAGATAAAGCTAAAGTAGAAAAAGCTGCGCGTAAAACTGAGTTTATGAACTGGCAGACAACTGAGCAGATGATTGAATTCCGCTCAGAGTTAGAACAGCTCAGTACGCAACTACCCTTAGGTGGTGGGCAGTATATGAAGTATATGTGGAATGCTCAGTATAATCGACCGACTTCTGAGTTCGTACCGATTGATGACGTATACTTACCGTTCTCAGCTACTAATTTTTACACAGCTGAGCGTAAAACT